CCGCGATAAACCCGGAAACGAACGCGCTGACCGAATCGCCAGTTACGCCCAAACCCACAGGAGAGATCTTATGACAATGTGTACCGCGTGCGCTCATGACGAATCGGTACGTAGTAAGCCTGTACCGAAGACCAAACCAGCTAAGGCGAAGGTAGCGAAGGTCATGGGCGAGTTTAAATCAGGCGACCTAAAGAGCAGTAGCGGCGATACCGTGACGAACCCGAAGCAGGCAATTGCGATCGCACTCAATTCCGCCAGGAAGAAGAAATAAACTACTAGGCGGCATGGCAGATAAAGAGGAAGAGTGGTATAGGCCGCCAGACCGACCGCTGATACTTACTCTTCAAGAGTTGTCCTATCTGTATGAGATAGCTGTTCTGGCGGATAAGCTCTACAACGGCATCATCGAACGCAAAGTGGATGGGGAATGCATGCGGAAGTTAGCTGTTGCCTTGTATAACCGTTCGTTGCATTCATGTGCTGCCTTTGATCTTCAGGACCGCGGCCAGCTAGTAGATCAGGATTTGATGGAAACGGAATTTGTCCGGGCAGAACTGAAAGAGAAAGCCGTTTACCTTTGGGAGGAAACTCCAAATGATAAGTCTTGAAATGATCCTGTTAATCCTTGCCCTGGTCTGCTTCCTGATCAGTTGCGCTGGCGTAGTCACCCGAATCAACCTGCAGTCTCTCGGCTTGGCATTGCTCGTACTGGCGATGCTTCTCGGCGGCCGTCCTCCACTGCGATAAATCACGGGGGATTGCGGCACATGCGGCAACTGGGAGGAAGCGGCCCGCCGTGAACTGGCCGAGCGTGCCCTTTGTGCTTGTGGGTGCGGTGAGCAAGTAAAGTTTCCTGGCGCGAAATATCTATTCGGGCATCGCGTTCAAGTCCGCAAAGAGCCAGTTCTCGCGACTGACACTGATGGGACGGATCAACCCAAGAAATATGAGCGGAGAGCAAAGCGTACGCATAAGCTTTGCAGGGCTTGCGAGCAGGTTAAACCAATAAACGACTTTGACCAGTTTCGAATCGTCAGCAAGTTAGGCAAAGAGGGAACTGGGTACTTTTCACGTTGCAAGTCATGTGCGCGTGAGGACGTCCGGCGTCGTCGTCGGAATCTCTCTCCGGAGCAGAAAGCTCATCTGAATGCCTATCGGCGTTTGGATAGATATTTGCGCGATTACGGCTTAACCGTCGCGCAGTTTGAAGAGTTGCAATCCAAACAGGATCGTAAGTGTGCGATCTGTTGGCGTCAGGCTCGATTGGTAGTTGATCATTGCCATAATTCTGGCCGTGTTCGCGAACTTCTTTGTAGCAGATGCAATACAGCGCTTGGGTTGGTAAAAGAAGATGAAGGTATCATCATCCGCCTACTCGACTATGTCCGAAGACATAGTAAAGCCACGTGATGAGGAGGACTATCTCCAGTTAGCACGTGAGCGATTTCAGCGTTGTATGGAGGCTGAAAGTGAGATTAGGCGGGACATGCTGGATGATCTCGCCTTCTATGACGGCCCAGCCCAGTGGCCAGATAATGTAAGACACGCCCGCGAACTCGATCACCGTCCCTGCCTAACCATCAATCGTCTCCCGCAGTTTGTCCATCAAGTCTCAAACAACATAAGGCAGCAGAAGCCCAGCCCGAAGGTAACGCCGGTCGATGATCAGGGCGACCCGCAGACCGCGGAAATCCTGCAGGGATTGATACGGCATATCGGGCAGCAGAGCAATGCCAGCGCAGTCAGAGCTTACGCCTCCTGGTATCAGATCGTTACGGGACGAGGCTACTACCGCATCCTCACCAAGTACATCCCGTATTCGATGGATCAGGAGGTCTACATCCAGCGGGTTAAGAATCCGGCAACGGTGTATTTTGATCCCGCAGCGCAGGAACCGGATTACTCAGACGCAGAGTATTGCTTCGTAATCGAAGACCTCAGCGAAGAGGAGTTCAAGCGTCAGTACCCCGGCAAGCCTCTCGCTTCCGCAGAAGATTACCGCTCTACAGGCGATGGCGATCCAGGCTGGAGACGCGACGGTGGCGTCAGAGTTGCCGAATACTTCCACGTCGAGACGGAACCCGTGGAGATTGTGTCCTGGACGATCCAAGACCCATACGGTGGCCCTCCGCAATATGGCGAGTCCCCTCGCGCCGCGCTACCGCCGGAACTAGAGCCATTCATCACAGATTCCAGAATCGACCAGGCACCGGTTGTGCATTGGTGTAAGTTCGACGGGGCCCAGAAGCTGGAAGAGCGCCGGTGGCCGGGACGCTATATCCCGGTGATCCCGGTGTTAGGCGAAGAGTACGACGTCGACGGCAAGACGAAGTTAGTCGGAATGGTCCGCAATGCCAAAGACCCGCAACGCATGGTTAATTACTGGGAGAGCGCGAAGACGGAGACTATCGCTCTTGCGCCCCGTGTTCCATGGGTGGTTGCAGAAGGCCAGATTGAAAACCACGAGATGGAATGGGCGCAGGCGAACGTGCGTAACTTCGCCTACCTGCAATACAAGCCGCGATCCGTTGGCCAGGACATGGTTCCTCCTCCCCAACGCCAGGTCTATGAGCCCCCGGTACAGGCGATTACGCTCGCTGAGGGCCAAGCGGTCGATCATCTTAAAGCCACCACGGGCATCTATGACGCCTCGCTTGGGAACAGATCCAACGAGACGAGCGGGATTGGTATCCGCCAACGGCAACTCCAGGGCGACACCGCGAACTATCACTTTGTGGACAATCTCGCCACGGCAATCACGCACGAGACGCGGGTATTGGTGGACTTAATCCCGAAGGTGTACAACCGGCCCGGACGAGTAGCCCGCATCTTAGGCGAGGATGGCTCCCGCAAGAAGGTCATCCTCAACCAGGAGTTCAATGAAGGCGGCGCGTTAAAGATCTACGACCTCAACGTTGGCAGATACGATGTCGTCGCGGAGATAGGCCCATCCTACGCCACCAGGCGTGACGAGTCGGCAGAGGGGATGATGGCGTTCGCGCAGGCCGCGCCCGAGCTGGTCCCGCGGTATGCCGACTTGTTGGTGCAATCGCAGGACTGGCCGAAAGCGGACGAGATCGCCAATCGCGTCCGGCCGCCTGACGTACCGCCTCCTGGCGAAGAGAGCCCAATCCCGCCGGTAGCCCAGCAGCAGATCTCGCAACTCCAGGGACAGCTCCAGCAACTGGATGCGATGAACCAGCAGTTGATGAGTATCATTCAGGGCAAGCAGGTCGAGGCTGCGAGCAAGGAACGGATGCAGTCCCAGCAGATCGCTAGCGATGAGCGAATCGCTGCCGAGAAGAATCAGACGTCGCTGGTCAGCAAAGCCGCGGAAGTGGATAGCGCGGACTCAATCGCATTACTGATGATGGAGTTCAAAAACCTGGAAGTGCGAATGAAAGAGATCCAGGCCAAGCAAGCGCTCGACGCCAAGATGGAGCAGATCCAGGAACAGAATCAAGCGCGACTGCGACAGGCAGAGATGCAGGCTCAGGCGCGTCAGCAGCAACCGCAAGGCCCAGTAAACGGGATGGGGTGAGCGGGCTTACCTACCCGCCGTGCCGGCTACCAACCGGAGGCTCCACTTACGTAGAGAAACGCACGGTGGAGATCGCTATTTTTTATGGTGCTCTGCCTCGTGCAGTTTGAGGAGTAGTTCCATGTGCTCGAAAGCCGTGTCAATCTTTTTATCCAGATGACTTTTCAGATCCGCGATCTGCTTATCAAGTCCAGTCAACTGGCGGTCTATCGAGGTTCGTAAGTCACCGACGCGGCTATTTGAATAGATCATGACGCTGACGGGTATGATCACCGAAAACGCCAAAGTAAGAAGTTGAGTGTCAGTCAATTTGATTCTCTCTTGCTGGATGGTGTCCAGCTACTTCCATCCTAACAACTTCCCGTCCACCAGCAAATAATCCCAAAGGCTCATTTTCAGAGGTTTTATGTCCCTAGTCATCTCGTCCACCACGGACGATCAAGCCGCCGTCAACGCGGCCGCCGGCATCGAAGAAGAAGTCCCGGAAACCACACAGCAGCCACCCGAAGCAGCCCGTCCCCCCAAGCCCCAGGAACCGATAGAGACCCCGGACGAAGAAGAAGAGGACGAAGAAGGGGAAGAGCAGGAAACCGAAGAGGGCGAACCCCAGCCGGCCAAGGCAAAGAAGCTCGGCGGGGGGCAGCGCAAGATTGCCAAATTAGAAGAGGCGAACAGCTATGCGTACCGCAAGCTCGCCCAACTCGAGGACCAGCTAAAGCCGAAGCAGCAGGAGCAGCCGCAAGGCCCGCCCCCTCGACCCAAACTCGAAGACTTCCCCGATAACTACGACGCATACATCGAAGCCTTAAGCGACTGGAAGACGGACCAGAAACTGGCAGTCCGCGAACAGGAGAACCTCAAGAAAGCGCGAGAGTGGCAGCAGCAGGAAGCCGCCCGCGCTACCCAGCAGACCTGGCAGACGCGAACGCAGGAGTTTCGATCCAAGGTCAAAGACTTTGATGCGGTGTTAGAGGCCGCAGACGACATTGAATTACATCCGGCCATCCAGCAATCCTTACTCAACTACGAAAAGGGACCGCAGCTCGCTTACGAGTTGGCGCGGAACCGATCGGCGTTGGAGAAGATTGCCGCGCTTCAAAACCCGCTGGACGCCTTGCGCGAGCTGGGCAGGTTTGAGGCATCGTTGACCGGAGCACCCCCGCGCATTGAAACAACACGTAAGCCGTTCACGGCGCCACCTGAACCCATAAGGCCTGTGGGCAAGGGATCGAACGGCAACGTGCGTGTTCCGCTTGATCAGTTGCCGCTCCGGGATTACATCCGGGCTCGCAACGCGGAAATCAAGGCGCGGAACGCCCGCTAGGCGACGGCCGCGAGGTAGGCGTCTAGCTTCCACCAATAACTGACTAGCTACTGCCGGGAGGCAGAAGGAGAATACATGGCTGGGAACTCCCTGTTAACGATTTCGATGATTACGAGAGAAGCTGCTCGTATCCTCGAAAACAACCTATGCTTCGCAAAACAGATAAGAAGGACCTACAGCGACGAGTTCGCCCGCAGCGGCGCGAAGATCGGCTCTGTCCTTAATATCCGCAAGCCACCAAAGTACATTGGCAGAACAGGCCGCGTGTGCGCGGTCGAAGATGTCGTCGAGACCAGCGTACCGTTGGCCCTCACGACGCAGTTCGGCGTTGACATGAGCTTCACCAGCGCTGAGATGGCGCTATCGATCGACGACTTCAGCGACCGCATTCTGAAGCCCGCAATCGCGGTAGTGGCTAACAAGATCGACCGCGATCTGCTGAGCCTCTACACCACCGTGCCGAACGTCGTAGGCAGTGCAGGCACCGTGCCTAACGCCCTATTAACGTATTTGATGGCCGGAGTTGCGTTAGATGACAACATGGCGCCCCGCGACAACAACCGCGCCATCGTAGTGAATCCGATTCAGCAAGCCACTATCGTCGACGCCTTAAAGGGTCTGTTCCAATCCGCAGACCAGATCGAAGACCAGTACGAGAAAGGCACGATGGGGATCACAGGCGGCTTCAAGTGGTGTATGGATCAGAACGTCTGGGTCCACACCGCAGGCCCGTACGGCGGCTCTCCGATCGTCGCTGGCGGCTCTCAGGTGGGCAGCACGCTGTTAGTGTCGGGCTTCACCGCGGCCGCGGCGCTGCGCCTTAAGAAGGGCGACACGTTCACGATCACGGGCGTCAACGCAGTCAACGGGCAGAACCGTCAGGATCTCGGATATCTGAGAACCTTCACGGTTACCTCGGATGTCAACTCCGCAGCAGATGGCACGGCGAGCATTCCGATCTATCCGCCCATCGTGGCAACCGGCGCGACACAGACGGTCACGGCATCGCCCGCGGCATCGGCGCCGCTGACGCTGCTGCTCACTGCAGGCCAGAAAGCAGCGCAAGCGCTCGCCTTTCACAAAGATGCGTTCACGTTCGCGAGCGCGGATCTACCGCTCCCGGATGGCGTGGACCGAGCAGCACGTGTGTCGGACTCACAGCTGGGCCTGTCGATTCGTATGATTCGCCAGTACAGCATCTGCGACGATGCGTGGCCAACTCGCCTGGACATCCTTTATGGCTACGCTGCCGTCTATCCCGAGCTTGCTTGTAGGATCATCAGTTAAAAGGAGTTAGCTGATTTCTCATCCACTTTATGATATTCTATCATGGATGGCTGAGAAAGTATGCAGGCAATGCGGCAAGGCCCTGGGATTTAAGCAGAGCAAATATTGTTCACGTGAGTGCTATGGCAATCCGGGGCGCAGATCGATAGAAAGCATATTCGCTTTGGTCAAGATCGATCCACTAACGGGATGTCACGAATGGCAGGGATTCCGGGACACACGTGGTTATGGCCGCACCCGATTGATGGGGAAGCGGCAGCTCGTTCACCGCATTGTCTGGGAACAGAAAAACGGTCCGGTGCCGGAAGATCTGGAACTGGACCACCTGTGTCGTAACACTCGTTGCTGCAATCCGGAGCACCTCCGGGCTGTTACCTCGAAAGTAAACAGCCTCGCTGGTGTGAACCCTTGCGCCCAGAATGCACGCAAGACTCACTGCCCCACATGCGGCGGGGAGTACGATCGCGTCAATGCGCGGGGCGCACGCTACTGTCGGGCTTGCCTCAACAAGCGCCAGGCAGAATACACGCGACGTCGGCGTGCCGAAGATCCTGAGGTTAAGCAGCGGCAATATGAAGCCTGTAAGAAGTGGGCTAAGGGCCGCTACCTTGCCGATCCGGAGTACAAAGCGCGGATAGACGCCGCTAACAAGCGACACAGAGAGAAATTAAAGAAGGAGAAAGAAACGTGAGTCAAGATTTTACCGGCGAGCAACCGAATATCGCA